CTCGATGTGACGATGGGAAAGTAGAGTTTAAGATGAGAGGAACACGTTGTTCCGGGGACATGAACACGTCATTAGGAAATTGTTTAATCATGTGCGCCATTATTTGGGCTTGGTCCTATATTAATGACGTGGACATTGAGCTAGCCAATAACGGAGATGATTGTGTCATATTCCTGGAACGCGCAAACCTTGAAACCTTTTCCCGTACTATTGGTGACCACATGGAAAGATATGGTTTCCATGTTGAAGTCGAGAAACCCTGTTATGAATTTGAAGAGATAGAATTTTGCCAAACCCACCCCGTTTTGACATCTGAAGGTTGGAGATGTGTTCGGGATTTGCGTACGGTTTTTAAGAAGGACACCATGTGTTTAAAACCCATTCCAACTCTCACTGTTCTCCGTAAATGGATGTATAGTGTTGGGTTGGGGGGCTACCAACTCACTTTGGGTGTTCCTGTCTTACAGGAGTTTTATGAGATGTATGTGCGTTGCGGTGTGCCGTGTTCATGGAAAGAAGAGAACCCCTATCGGTTTGGGAATAAGATTAGAACCATTAGTAATGCCAAACGAACCCCTGAAGTGAGAGCAAGCTTCTACGTGGCTTTTGGCGTGCTGCCTCATGAACAGGTTATGCTAGAAAAATTCTTTGGTCGCAGCGGTATAAATTGGGATATACTGCCTTTGTGTCATAGGGATGATGTTGTCTTTGACGTACCCGGGTGTCATTTGACGAACTATGACAAAGAATAAGAATAAGAAAAGAGCTTGCGGCCGTCGTCGCTTAAATTACGGTCAACCAAAGAATGTAACATTAACTTTACCGTCTCGGTTTCCACGACCTGGACGGGATATGGTCACCATCAGTGCCCGCGGGGTTATTGACATCACTTCATCCGTCTCTGGGTTTTCCAAAGGGAAGATGTGGGTCATACCACGTAGCGCTGTTGTACCCACTTTGGCCACTGCTGTTCCAAACCTGGATAGTTTTGCCAAGTTATACTCACGTTTTATAGTATCAGAAATGTCTGTGAGAATTGTTCCTGCC